AAAGAAAAGAAGAGTATCCTTCTTGGGAAGATCAGCTTGACAAAATCTATCATTCTGGTATAGACGCTTGGAAGGCAGATATTAAAGCTATTAAGGACAAGTATCCTAAACCATAGTGCAAATACCTACCATAGTATTACCAAATGGGATACCGCTTGAAACTATATCTATACCACTACCTACTGCTGACGTTCCTAGTTATGTACCTTTAGTAGTACCTCCTAGTGATCTTAGAGAACCAGAGGGCACAGAACCAGAGGCTACAGAAGAAGCACCTACTGGCATAAGGCAGGTTGACATACCGTTTACGGACTTCAAAATGCCTTTACCAGAAAACGAAATACTTATAACGGCTTCTACTACAGCAGTCGTTTCTGTAGCTGCAACCCTAACTGCAACAGCAGCTTTTAAATGGGTTGTTACAGCTATGAAACCAATACTTAAAACAGCATGGAAGAAGATAAAGTTATCAAAGGGCAACCCAGAAGTTTCTTAAAAAAAATGAAAGATGTTGCAGAAGATAAAGAGCATCAAATAGAATTTTTAGGAACTATAGTTAGACTAGGTGTAGTAGTATGGTCTGGATTTATCATTACTATGAACTATGTAGATATACCTATGGTTAAAAAATCTGGTAACTCTGACATCACTTTCGTGGCCAGCGTTTTTACGGGGGCATTGGCTACATTCGGTCTTACTACTGGTAAGAACGGTGGAAGTAAACCTCCTGTATGTCCTATGGCAAACAAAGATAAACCAAAAGCATGAAAAAACTATTTATTGCTATGTTACTGCTACCTGCAGGTGCATATGCTAATGTTGTCACGCCCCAGTTTACAACAGGGTCGATGAACTCAACGACCACAACCACACAAACTATAACCGAAGTAGAACAGCGTCAAGTTTTTGGGGCTGAAGTAAAGACTTGGAATGGATCTAATGTAACACCCTCTGCTGATATAGCAGCTAGTGGCACTACATTTACCATAACAGATACAACTCTACCTTGGACACTAGAAACAACCTCCAGATCAGCTGGATTAGTAGAACAATGGGACACCACAAGAAACTTTACAATAAACTCTACTACTACATCGCTTTCTGTATTCTCACAATAACACCTGTATATGCAGAAGGAGACACCAATAACTCGTCCAACCCTGTGGCAGCAGCAACAGGAAATGTTACCAATCAGGCTGTGCAATTTCAAAATAATGGAGCACCGTCTAGACAACAATATGGTTCTTCCATATCTTGTAATGGATCAACAATGACGTTTAGCCCCTTTTATATGGGTAATGACACCTCACCGTATGACGATGAAGGTTATGTTATATCAGAAAACTGGGGCTTTCAAATAAACTTTTCAGTGCCACTTAACCGTGACTTGACTAAACAATGTCAAGAAATAGCTAAGAGACAAGAAGAAAAGATGAGGCTTGACTACGAGCTTGTTCGTGCACTTAAATGTGCAGAACTACAACAAAAGGGTTTTACGATATACCCTGGCAGCCGTGTAGCTCACATGTGCCAAGACATCGTACCTATACAATCGTTATTACCTAAGAAAGATGTTAGCACTACTAAAACCAATCGTTTTAACTTTTTTAAAAAGTGACAAGTTTAAAGTATTTGTCGTAGATTTATTAGAAAAGTTAGTCGAAATGTCAGATAATGAGCTTGATGATAAAGCTCTAGCAATAGTTAAAAAAGGACTAGATATTAAATGAAAAGAGCAGGAGAAGATAAGTTTAATGAACTACATATGTTAGTTACTACTGAACTTATCAATAGGATACGTAGTGGTGAAGCTACTACTGCTGACCTTAAAGCTGCTTCTGACTGGCTATATAAGAATGATATTACAGGTGTAGCGTTTGACACGTCACCTTTATCACAACTAGCCGACATTATGCCAAGTGTCGATTTTGAAACAGTACAAAAATCGGTAATAAAATAATGGCTCCTAGAACTGTAAAAAACCCTAGAAAAACTGCACGATTTTACCGTGATAATCCTAAGTCAAGGGCGAAAAAAAATGCGTCTCAAAGAGAACGAAACAAACGCCCAGAAAACAAACAGTACCGTACTGAACTCAACGCAGCTAGAAGAAAAGCAGGTGTGTATGGCAAGGGCGGTAAAGATTTTTCACACACTAAGTCAGGAAGATTAGTGAGAGAAAACCCAAGTAAAAACAGAGCTAGAAATCGTGCTAAAAAATGATACCAGTACTTCCTACTTATAAACATTACACACAAAACTTAATAGTCATGACATCAGGAGACGCTAAACGCCTATGGAGAAAAGCTATTAAGGAGGCAAACAATTATGAATGTATTTATTGCGGACAAAAACATTATGAATTTGATCTTACCATTGACCATGTACATCCCAGATCTTTGGGAGGTGCTACCAATACTTGCAACTGTGTTCCCGCCTGTAGACGATGTAATCAAAAAAAAGGAAGTATGAACTGGTTAGTGTGGTTTAGGGACAACTTCCCACCAAACCCACTACGAGAAAACCTAATACTAAATTGGATTAAATGAACAAACTATTTAACCCTAATAAACTACTATTACAGGAACTCAAAGACATTGCATATGCTACACCTCGCCCAGTTCGTTGGGCTATGGTGTGGTTTTTGCTATGGATAGAACCTCAATATGTAGACTACAAAGCTAAAAAAGCTGTAGATGATGCTGTTGAAGAGTATCACAAACTATGTGACTTCTGTGAGGAGTGGCGTAGTGAACCTGGGGTAAAGGTTATACCATCTGAAGTCAAGGGCTTAAATGATATGAGTATAACTAGAGATGCTGATTGTGATATATGAAAATTGAAGAACAACTCCAACAGGACTTTAGGTATTTTCTTACCGCTGTTTGGACACACTTAAACCTACCAGCTCCTACCAGAGCACAACTATGTATCGCTGAATATTTACAACATGGCCCAAAAAGATTACAAATCCAAGCGTTTCGTGGCGTTGGTAAGTCTTGGATTACTGCTGCATTTGTCCTTTGGACTTTATTCAATAACGCAGATAAAAAGATTATGGTCGTCTCTGCTTCAAAAGATAGAGCAGACTCATTCTCCATCTTCTGTCAAAGATTAATACTAGAGATACCTTGGCTATCGCAGCTAAAACCTAAGAATGATGACCAGCGTTGGTCACGTATATCATTTGACGTGGGGCCAGCAGCCCCGCACCAAGCACCCTCAGTTAAGTCTGTGGGTATTACAGGACAGCTTACAGGATCTAGAGCTGACCTTATGGTACTAGATGATGTCGAAGTACCGAACAACAGTATGACAGAACTACAACGTGAAAAACTTTTACAGTTGGTTACTGAATGTGAGTCTATCCTTACTCCTAAGCGTGATTCTAGGATTATGTTCTTGGGAACTCCTCAAACCACTTTTACTGTCTACAATAAACTAAGAGAACGTAGCTATAGACCATTTGTATGGCCAGCTAGATACCCACGTAAACTAGCTATGTATGATGGTTTGTTGGCTCCACAGCTAGTAGAGGACTTAGAAAAGTCAGATATGGCTTGGAAACCTACAGATACACGTTTTAAGGAGGAGGACTTACTAGATAGAGAAGCATCTATGGGACGTAGCAACTTTATGCTACAGTTTATGCTAGACACTACACTGTCTGATGCAGAAAAGTTCCCATTAAAGTTTGCAGACCTAATAATAAACCCCGTAAACCCTACACATGCACCCGAAAACATCATTTGGTGTTCTAGTCCAGACAATATAGTCAAAGACTTACCTTGTGCAGGACTTCCAGGGGACTATTGGTACAGCCCTATGCAAGTACAAGGCGAGTGGGTTGAGTATCAAGAAACCATATGCAGCGTAGACCCCTCTGGAAGGGGCTCAGATGAGACTGTAGCATGCTTCTTATCACAGTTAAATGGTTTTATATACTTGCATGAAGTATACGCTACCAGAGACGGTTATAGCGACAAAACATTATTAGAGATATTAAGGAGATGTCGTAAGTATGACGCGAGTACACTGCTCATCGAGAGCAACTTTGGCGATGGTATTGTATCAGAGCTATTTAGAAAACATTGTCAGACGACAAAAACAAACATCAACATAGAGGAGACTAGAGCAAATGTCAGGAAAGAGCATAGGATTATTGATAGCCTTGAACCTGTTTTTAATCAGCATAGGCTTGTTGTGGATCCTGCCGTCATTACGTGGGATTATAAAAGTAATGAAGATGAGGCAACTGAAAATAGATTCCAGTATATGCTCGCTTACCAAATCAGCAGAATGTGCAGAGAGCGGGGGGCTGTTAGACACGATGACAGAATCGACTCTCTCGCCCAAGGCGTTAAATGGTTTACAGATGCCCTCGCAATCTCTGCTCAACAACAGATAAAAAACAGACGACATGAAGAGTGGTTAGACCACCTAGAGGCTTGGATGGATGATCCTCAAGCTGAAGCTAACCATATGGTATTGGGAATGGATTTAGACCAACGTAAGGAGGCTAGAGGCATCTCTGGAAGTGGTGATATGACTTGGTTTTGACCAACCCCTTCATAAGACACGGGGAAGTGGTGCTCCTCGTGGGTGGAAACAGCGGTCAAAGAGGGACGTAAAACTCCCTCTTCCTACGAGGAACACGCTCGTACTGTATATTACCACCCTACTACTAACACTATAGCACCTACGTACTGTACAACCATGACAAAAGAATCGTTGTGGGGCAGGATTAAGAAGAGTAGATGGTATAAAAGATTTAGATTAGCACTAAAACTCCAACGCTGGCCACTTCTAACCTTAGCCCAAATGAAAGTAGAGTTGCAAAGACAGCATCTCAATAATATATTTAGAAAGAAATAAGGTGTCTTAAATTTTGAAAAAATTGTTTGTGGGGTATTATACGTGCGATCCCCTGCAATCTACCCCGTTACGGTACTGTAACAGTATTGTCAAGGTACGGTAACCCGTACTAGACAGTCAAACATTTTTTTGCTACCTATGCGGGGTAGTACATATGTACCACTATCGCCCGTTGAGTATATATACCTATTGACACACCCCGCGATGGTATGATATAATCACGAGCTGGCCTTGCGGGTAGTACATTTGTACT